CCTGATCTAAACTCAATCGGGAAACTCAAAGGAAATGTTGGTGGTTGTAAACTACTATCTAAACTTACTACAATCGTAAATGGCGCGGCCTCTTGCGTTGTTATCAAAATTGGAAATGTTGCGGGTAGTACCGCAAAATCAACTCCACTTGCGACGCTTACGGTATAGCCTAAAATTTGTGCTACATTTTCAAATTGTGTTGAGGTAGAAACGTTTGATCCTGAAAGTTTTAACAATATATTTTTACGCCTTTCCTCTAAAGTTCCTGCAATACCAAAACAGCTGTCAGGTATACCAACAAAACCCTCCCACGATAAAATAAGCTCTTCTGTAGTTTTTACATCATATTCTTCACATAACTTATTAATAACCGATCTGTAATCTAACCAAGAAGCCCCAAGCCCTAACAATATTTTTTTCATTGTCTCACCTTGATAAACAGGGTGCGTTGGCATGTATTGACTAATTACTTTTAATTGCTCTTGAGGGGTACGTTCTTTTATTAGTGTCATGGTGTAACTACAATGCCCCCCGGATAAGTTATGGTTCCTAATAAGGCTAATTGACCCAATCCTACTGATATATTACCTAATGGCGCTAATAGCGTGTAAGTTGGCGAGTTTCCGCTGGAGTCAATAACGTTCGATATAACAGAATTATATTGATTTGCATTTACGTTAGTTTCAACATTTACAGAGCCAGACCTAAAATAATCTTTTAACGCCTCTGTCAGTGAATCGCGCATATCTTGAGTATTTGGCGATAAGGTGCTAAATTCAAAGTTCTGTGTTACGGCTGTTGGACCAGACACTAAAACGAAACTATCAGGGGTGTTGGCTGGTTTTATTTTATCAGGTCCAGTAGTGATCGAACTTTTTACGGCGTTAGCTTTCGCCCCTGTCGGTATAATATTAACTTCTGAATCTTCTGTAAAATAAATAGTAACGTAACCAGCTGATGGCGTGGCATCTTGCACCCAGACCCTAGTAATAGTAGGGAAGTTATTTTTAATAAAAAATTCAATACTTGCGCTTGAAAAAGCATTAGTCATATTGGAAGTTTTAAACAATAACCTTGATCTTACCGACTCATCACTTTCTAAATCTAACCCACCTCTTATACCGTTAAAATCCGCAACTGCAATATTATCAACATTTGCTTGAGCGGACACTAAACTTAATTGTGATGCAGCAGCAGAGTTTGACGCAGTGCCAAATTCTACCGCCCTGACCGCAACATGTGCAAAATTTGCACTTGTTAAAATAGTGCCTGTCGCTGGTGTTGATGGATTGTTAGCTACTGTATATGTAAATGTATTTAAGCCAGTAACTGAAATGGTGGCAGTGATATTATAATCAGCTTCGTTAGCTCCAGTGATTGTCGCAGATACGCCAGTGGCTAAATTGTGGTTGTTAGTAGTTGTTACGGTCGCTATTGATCCAAGTCTAGTAATTGAGTCAACAAGTATGGTCTCGGTAGTTATTGGCGTGTCGTTGATGGTTTCAAATAAAGTGCCGTCCGTTTTTTGAATATTGGTAGCAGCTGAAATTACCGTTGACGCCGTTCCTGTAAAAACAACGCTACCTTGAGCCTTAGCCGCCGACACCCTTACAACCCCAAAATCATCAAGCCATTTATTTAAAAAAGTACCCGTTGCCGTTTGTGGAAAAAGCTGTATTTCTAATGCCTTAACAAGGTTATAATTATCAGATATTCCCGCCGTTAATGCATCAACAATTCCTTTCAGCACGCTATTTTCTAGGGTCGGGTCAATATGCTTTTCAATATCTGGCTCACCAGTATTAACAGAATCGATGAGGGCGTTATTTTGCCTTGTAGCGATTTCTTTTTGCGTTGGATAATTTAATCTATTTACCATTAATTAACTGTTTCAAAAAATAAACTATAATACTCGCTATCTGGCGACAAGTCACTAATTAATTCAATACTGACATCAACGCCGTTAGCGTTCTTTGTGACGATAATATTTAAATCTGACGCTATACCTCTATCAATAATCCACTGCAGCGAGTCTTTTATACTGCCCTCGATCAACGTTGCATTTGCATCAGTATTAATCGCTTGCTTTGCATAATACCACAAAAGAGATCCAACTTCACTATCTGGGGTGTCTCTAAATTCATTTATAAAATGACCCCTGCGCTTTCTTGCGTCCTGAATTTGCGATGGTGACGCCCTTTTTTCAGATAGTATAGATAAGGCAATAGCACTGTCCAGTCCTTGCGTTGTCTCGATGCCTCCATTAGCAATATTAATGTCAGAGCCGTTGGCGGTTTGTGTAATTTTTATATCAATACTCATTTTTGTTGTAAAATATAACTTGTAAACATATAATAGACATTAATAATTAATTTTTAAATGTAGAAAAAACATGAAAGGTTATTTTGAGATGTGCAGCATTGAAAAATGTGATGGAAAGGTAGCGGATGTAACTGGTGCTAATAAATCATTATTTACTAACGTTAAGTTACTAACGCAATACGGCTATGCCTCCAACATTTTGATAAACGATAACAGTATGGGCCTTTTAATGTTCTTGAACGGCGACAGATCTAATCCGCGCGTTATACCATTTAATCAAGAAGTGCAGCCAGATCTTGAAAGTAGTGAGGTTGCTATAGGTAATTTCAATCAGGGCGGTAAATTGATTTTTAAGGCTAACGGCGATATCGAAATAACTGGTGCAAAAGATTTCTTGGCAACTACTTTAGAAAATTTGGAATTGACAGCGACAGCAGAAACTAAGATTAAGGCAAATGAGGTAAAATTAGAAGGTGGATCAGAAATCAAAATTGAAGCACCAGAAGTTAAGCTTGGCGATGCAACCAGTTTAGTATTGAATGAAAATGCAGTAATAACTGATAGCGTTGGCGGCCCTTGTACTATTAGCAGCGCTGGTCAAATAAAAGTAAAGGCATAATTTAAGATAATAAATTATTTTGTTGACATTAAAGATTATTTAATTTATAATTGCAAAACTGAATAAATACTAATTAATGAAAATGAAATGAAAGCAATATATATTCTTGTTCTATTATCACTACTTCCTTACAAATTGCACGCAAAAAATTATGACTTTGCAACTTATAAAGAGTTTAAAACGTGGTATAAAAATCTAAATCACAATCAGCGAGGCGAAACAGAATTAAGATTGTTAAACAATTACAAAAGAGGTGATTTCTTTTTTTTAAGACCTAACGTCATGGCAGTAAAATCAAAGAAAGATTATTATCGCTGCAAAAGGTTAATTGAAAAAAGAGACAAGATTATTACTAGGGATTGGGCGCGTGAAGCAAAATGTCGTATTAATGGAAAAAATAGATTTGGTGTAATGGTATCCATAAAAGAATTTGACAATACTATTTTAAAGGTATTTTATCAATTTTCTGGTCCATATTATGTAGTTGATAACGGCGCGTTCGTTAACGGTGTTGACGCTCCCGATAATCTTTACACAATGTATTTTGAAGATGCAAAAAAGAGTGCTAGATATGATGTAGCAATAAAACTTAATTAAACAAAAACGAAATGTTTAAAAAATTAAAAAAAGATTATAAAGACTTTATAAAATCTAAGCGAGAGATAAAAGAATTAAAAAAGCATATTGAGCATTTAGAAAAGATAAATACGCTTTGGAAGTTGACGGCTTATAAATCCCATAGAAATTTTGTTGCTATAAAAACCAAGGAAACCTAACATCTTCGAACGCAAATGGATATTGCGCTGTAGACCCCGCCAGATTATCATGCATTACAGGCTTTAGAACTTTTATTTTACTTGCTTTAGACCCCGCCGAATTATTTTAAATAATTGGTTAATTAAACAACTCTTCTAGCATTTGTTTTCCACCGCCCGTAATCTTAACTTCTTTTTCACTCTTTATAGTGTAAGAACCTTTATCAACAATACGTAGTTGCGTGACACTACCCTGTTCAACATCTTTACTAAAACTAAAGCCTTCAATTAGATATTGACCTTTTACGCGCGTTGCTTCATCTTCAACGTCAACCAATGTATTAATTTGCCACAATATCTCGCTAACTGCTTGTGCGTAATAACCTTGCGTGGCAACTGAATAAACTGACCCGGCAGATTTATAGATGTTTACGTACCATTGACTCATATTTTTTAGAGCGTTAGGGTCGGTAGTTTTATTCGGGTAAAATACCCTTCGTTGCTTTGACTTTCTTATTTGTGAATCAACCGAAAATGACTCTTGATTTAATTGCTCTTTACTTATGGCGTTGACATCTTGAGCAGAAATAAAGACTTTTGAAAATCTTTCTTGCGTGTTAATACTAACATTTGAAGCAAGTATATTATTGCTATTGTTCTTTTTTTTGCAAGTTAAAACTCCGGGGCTTATTTTCGATTCTTCTCTAGTAATAACGAGCTCACCCTTTTCGTTTGTTAATAGCAAGACTTGCTTTTGTTTTGCGAAGTGGTCAAAGAAATCAAATATAGTCATGTCTAAATCTGGCGCTTTACCTTCATTATTGAAAGCATCAAAATTTAAAGTATCAAGATCTTTGGCGCTTAGGTCGGTAATTACCTTGACATCAATCTCAGCTTTTAAAAGAACCTTTTCAACCATCGTTTTAAAATTCTTAAAATTAAGTTGATCGAACATTGGCATTGAGCTAATAACAATATCAGCCGTAATATCTTTACCGCTAAAAGCCATATAGTGACTACCAACATCAGATCGATTGGTGAAATCATCAATATAGCCGGTCATTACCAGTTGATTATCAATAAAGATCGTGACTTCATCTTCCATTTTAAGGTTGCTGTCAATAATAGCGTCAGCGTCTTCTTTTACAGTAGTTGAAAATTGGAAAGTCCCAAACAATGAATCCATTGATCTTTGAACACTTGCGCTTGTAAAACCAGCAAAACGTTTACCATTTATGTCTATTTGTATATTATTATTAGGTCCTTCAAATTGTCTAAAGCTAACCATTGCTCAATAGTTTAATTGAACCGGATACTTGCGAGGTATCTATAAAATTATTTAACAATCTTATTTGATCTAAGCGGTCAAGGTTGCCATACATTGAATAAACTAAAATATGAAGAGGTAGGGGGTTGACTTGATCTATCGTAATAATTCTAGGCGTTGATAATGCTATTTCGTTTAAAACATCATTTGAGGCGATTCTCATTTGCGTTAATGAATCACGCAAGCCCTGATCTATATTATCTGGTAAGCTATCAAAACTATTAGCGATAATGTCTCTAGCTTGATTGACCTCGTCAAGGTTTTCGTAATCAATATTTGCAGCCGCATCTAAGGCGGTAGCAAGTGCAGCAACGTTAATAAAATTATTGATCTGATCCTGATTATTTCTAATTGACTTTTGACGTGATGAGTTGCCAAGAGCAACTTGGTTGCGCTCATCAAAACCAGCAAAAGATGAAGTGACGCCGAAAAGCTCTTTGGCAGTTTCATAAGCGCCCCCTAAATTATCAAAGGCAGTTCTAAAGCTGGCAGCTAACTTTGAGGGGGCTTGCACCAATGCAGCCGATGAATCAATTATAA